ACAGGAGTTGTATAAAGAGGGGAACGGTTTGGGTGAATTTATTGATATACTCTTTTGAGAGGGTAGAAAAAGAGACGGGGAAGGGGAAGGAATGAAGAAAGACGAAGAAAGCCAGATTTACTTGTATACTAATTCGATCAAACCACGCAGGCATGGACTGAGTTTGACTTCAGCTGGGCGAACGCGATATCCGTTTAAAAAGATGATCATTAATGACTTTTTTGTAATTGAGAGCTTGAGTTCGGTTAAGTTGGTGAGATCGGCTATTCAGTCGTTTCATCGCAGGTACCCAGAACGAAGCTTCACGGTCCGCCAGCCTTTAGGCGTGGACGGGGTTTGGATTGTAAGGAGAATAGGTTGACTAAGCGACAGAACGAAACACGGAAGGTGGAACCCATGCCCAGCTTGGCAAAAGACGTGCTGGAGAGGGTAGCCAATGCGCCAAGGCATGACCGTAAGGGCAGGGAAGTAATGCTCACGCCGAAGGAATGGGCCTTTGTGCAAGAGTACGTGACGCGAGACGGCACCATGACGCGCACAGAAGCCGCTATTAGGGCTGGGTATACACCGAACTCTGCTAAGGACGTGATCAAGCGTTTAATCGATCCAGCGAGGGCTCCGCACGTTGTCGCAGCTATTAATGAGCTACGGGCCGAACTGGCGGAGAAATACGGCACGTCGTTCGAGCGGCACATGCGGGATTTGCAAAAGATACGTGACAAGGCCATGGAAGCGGGCGCGTGGTCTGCTGCTGTACAGGCTGAGTATCGCCGTGGGCAGGCACTGGGGACGATTTATGTGGAACGCAAGGAACTCCGGATAGGCACTATTGATTCCATGAGTAAGGAAGAAGTAATGCGGAAACTGGAAGACATCAAAAAACTGTACGGTGGGCCGCCCCCTACAGCTATTTTGGAGATGGATGCAAAAGTCGTGGGAGATTCTATAGACATGGAACCCGATGCTAAATTTGACGCAGGTTTACTGCTGACTGATTCAGACTTAGGAACGGGACATGCCACTAAAAAACGAACAAAAGCTTTACGAGAGATTGCGGAAAAGCTTAACAACGCATCATCTGACAAGGATAGAGACACGGGTAAATCTGGGAATACCTGATTGTTTAGTTGCCTGCCCCAGCGGTAATTTTGTAATGGTGGAATTAAAAGTAGTTACTAGGGGCCGGAAAATAAACCTTAGTCCGCACCAGTACAGTTTCCACTTAAAGCATGCGGACATGAAATGCCCGACGTTTATTTTGGTTGAGCACTGGTCTACTACGGCCCCAAAGCAATTGCTGCTGTACACGGGAGCGCAGGCAAAAGACATTTTTGATAAAGGCGTACTGTGCCCGCCCGTGGGAAGTTGGCCGCTGGCGGCGGTTGATTGGAGTGACGTTGAAAAAATACTTGACGGAATTTTTAAAGATGGGTTAACGTAGTGCCTGCTGGATATCCCAGCTTTTTTTATACAGGAGAAAATATGTCTCAATTACATAGTTTAATTACGTCGCAGGTAAAGGAAACTTTAAAAGTCGCGATGCAAGGCGCTACATTGTCCGCATCTGATTACTACGAAGAGGATATTGAAAAGACGTTAACCACAATCTATAACTACGCAATAAAGGCCGCGTTGTATGAATTGCTTATGCAGGAAGATATCGACCGTCTGGAAGTGCTATGACTAGATACCGCCAGATCATGCGACGACAGAAGCGGGACAGGGAAGAGGAAGAGCGCAACACAATCCAGCGGAAGAGGGAACAGGAGGAAGCGGCCAGAAACGCAAAGCACGTTATCAAGCGGGTTGGGTTAATGGTTTTCTTACATTCCATTTTTAACGGAAAATAGTTGACAGATAGAATTTATTACTTTAGTGTTTGATTTATCCGGCGAGGGCCGGACTATACAGGAGAAAGAAATCATGCAAAATTCAGCGTTTACCCCCGACACGTCTACTGGCTTTTATGCGGCCTTAGTGCGTGATATTGCGGCGGCCATTGTAGTAATGGGCCTGCCAGTAGCACCAGCGGTGCCAGTAATTAACAGCGACGATTTCCTGCAGCCAATGGAAGAAATAATTAAGCGTGAGATTAAAGCGAGAATTGCGACGGAAATTGAAAACTGGATGGCAACTGAGTTTTCATTTGCTGATTATTTTGAGCCACGCGAATTCAAAGATGAAATCTGGGAGCAAATCGAAGAGCTGGCCGAAGAGAAAATCGAAACGGTAATGGCGGACGAGGGCGAAAGGCTAATTAATCGAATTTTAGATGAAACGCTTGAGAGCCAGATCAGGCGCAAGCTTGAGCAAAACGCCCGCGTTGAAATTCACTGGGGTTAATCATGAACACATACAAAGTGCGGCACGTTGTGCTCTGCGAGGTTCAAGCTTGGTCATTAGTTAAGGCCGAAAATTTTGAAGCGGCGCTTGTGGAAGTAGCTAAAATCACAATCCCGACTAGTAGCGGCAATGGGTACTATTACGACCACGAAGTAATAAGCGATAAAGAAATAATCTCCGTTGACGTTGAATTATCTAGGGGTTGAAAATGAAAAAACAAACCAATAAACAATTAGTGACAAGCTTAATGGACAATTCCCGCGCGGGCGCATTGTCGCAAGCTTTTGTACTGCAGGCCCTTGAAAGTTATTCGCAGCAGGTAATCGCGGCCAGTAATGATCAGCTGGGCGGGGATCGGGCCTTTATTAATCCGGAAGCGTGGAAAGTGTGCGCGCGCGAAACATTGGAAAAAATTTCTTGTTATTACGGGGATATAAAAATCTAAGGATTAAAGCGGCCCAGTAAGGGCCGTTTTTTTTACATTGGCCTATTGTATTTTCTAGGAAATTACTTATATAATTACTGGGCGGAATTAATCCGCTAATTTATACAGGAGAAAATAACCGTGAATAATGAAAACGATAAGGGCGTACAGTTGGCCTTCGCTAATAATTTTCAAGAGGGTATGCAACTGCGGGATTATTTTGCAGCGCATGCACTGGCCGCAATGATTCAAAGAAATACAGGGAGCGCCAACAGCTGGCCGAATCTAGCCTATACATTCGCGGATGCAATGATAAAAGAGCGGGGGCCAGCATGCTAAAAACCGTCGCAATTTCCAGCAATAAAAAAACCGGCCCGATAGCAGTTACTTATCGCGCCGGAAAAACTAATACTTATTCGACGTGCCCGAAAACCTGCGCACTGCATCCGCAGGCCAGCGCAGGCGCGCAGGAAATTGACGCCGATTATTTGCAAGCTATCAAAAAAGCGGTTCCAAGGCGGGGCCTTGCATGGACTTATTCGCATTTTGCGCCCGCGTTATTACCTAAACCAAAAGCGGGTGAAACTGTAATCAATTATTCGGCGGATACCATTGCGGACGCGTTGAAAGCAATTAAATTAAAGCGGCCAGCGGTTTATATGTCACCGAAAGCGGACGCGGAGCGCTGGCCCGCAGTGCATGCGGGCGTAAAGTTTTTACGGTGCCCAGCGGAATTAAGTAAATCATTCACTTGCCAGCAATGCGGAAACGGGCGGCCCTTATGTGCTCAGGGCGGGCGAGATTATGTGATTGTTTTCGTGGGCCACGGCACGGGCGCGGGCCGCGTGGGAACGGATCAGGAGGGCGGATGCTATGCGGCCAGCGGTCCGGTCGCGATTCAGTGGCATAAGACTAGCAAAACGGGCGCGGCCAATGACGCGGAAACGTTAACGGCCTTTGCGCGGTCTTTACCAGTGGGCGCATTTCTTAGGCACCATGTAGCGGGCGATATCGGGGCGGAAAAATAATTTTCCAGAAAATTAAATGCTGCTATATAATTTCTGCGCAGTACTTTTTTAATCGATACAGGGAGAAAAAAATGCAAATGAAGCAGATCGCAATCGCCGTTTTCAATGATCCTTCCACCCAAGTAGAGCAAAAAAAAGCTTATTTTTATTGGTTAAATGAAGGGCATCGTACGGGCGCATTATTGCAACTATTGCCCGTAATTTTTGCCGAATTAAGAAAACCGATATATGAAGGGGCCTCTTTTGATTCTAGTCCGTGGGAAGCGGCTGCAGAATTATTAGATTCTCACATTGAACTAGAGTTAGCAAAATGTACGGGAGAAAAAAATCATGTCTAAATCATTTAAGCCAGTAGTACAAACGGACGGCACGGGCCAGTGGTACGACAACGCTTTACGATTTGCTACACATGCGGAAGCTTATGCGAGCGCGTCCGCCCTTGCGGGCCGCTGGTTATTAGTCCGGAATTTTGACGCTGTAGAATCGGACGATCCTGTTACACATGTGTTAACAAAAACGGACGCTGGCCCATGGGTAATGTCAGATTATCAAAAACAAAATAAAATAATTTCCTAGAATATTAAACGCTGTTATATAATTTCTTTGCAGTACTTTTTTAATCGATACAGGGAGAAATAAATTATGTCTACATTAACCGAATGCAGTAAGCAATGGGCAAGCCGTCCAGCGGAAGAGCGTTTCACGTCACTAGATGAAATGCTGGCCGCCCAAACGGCCCAGCGGGCCATTTCACGGGCCGCAGTAGTTTCAAGCCGTTCGTTATCCGTATCGCCCACGGACGATAACAAGGGCG